TTATTATATATAGCATCAGCCATAAAATTAACTTGTTCTTCATCACTATCTAATATTCCCCTCTTACCTATGTCTTTAAAGTAGGCGTTCTGTTGTTCAGTATCAAATTGAAAAAGCCCATAAGCTGGTCCTTTATTTTGCTTTTTTTGGTAATCAAAGGTACCGTCTGTCTCAACATCAATGTTAGCTAGAATGGCAGTATACGCACGCTCAGGTATCTTTGTGTTACTTAGTAACCCAACTATCCCTAGAAATTTAGGGGGATTTGAAGGAGGAACCATATCAAACGGAACTACCTCACTTTCTTTTTCCCAAGGGTTTATAATTTCAGATGCCATTTTTAGGTAGCCCTAGGTAGTCCTTCATAAACTCATCTTTATCTTCATCCGGTAACTGATAAAGAATTGATTTCATTTCACTCTCATCTAATGAGCGTAGTTGCATAATCATTTCTCTTTCGTTATTACCAGTACCACTGAGCTCAGTTAAATATTCTTCTCTCTTTTCTTGATTACCTATCTTATCAAAGATAGTATTAGAGTTCCAAGAGAAGTCATTGTTATTACTAAACATTCCTGCCATTTTAATTCCTTATATTGTTATTCACTTTGCCATGAAAGGAAAGGTTCTTCCCTAAGCTTTTGTTGTAGTTGTGATTTACCCGGAACTTGTGGAATAAACTTAACGAAAATAGAGTCTATGTCTCCTTGCGATAAATCTTGTAGTATGTCAAAACTATCTGAAGCTGTAGGACCAAGAACATCTGCCCAAGCACCAGCACCTCTGTCTTTAACTTCAGCAAGAGTCTGAAAAAATAAACCAAAACTTCCTGCATGTCCAATACCTTGAATCAATAATTCAAGAGGAGTTCTGTTTGCTTCAATTTCTCTACCTGTAAGTAAAGACCTTAATTGTTCTATAGCATTACCAGTAAGACCAGCAGCAGCTAAGTAAACAAGTAAAGGCTGAGGGTTTTGATTAATAAAAAGTTCGTCAGCTACATGGCGTTTTAAAAATCTTGCTTGATAAAACATAAAAGATTTAAACTTAGTCATTAATTTAAACCAAGGCTTACTCCAGCTAACAGGCAAAACTGCGGACTCTCCTGAAAAGTTAATTGCTTTATTAAACATATGAGAAGCAACTGCCAAATCATTAGGTGTCAGTATAGCTTTTAAAGGGTCACTGATGCCTAGTTGTTTTAATTCTTTTTGAAGTTTTATTGCTTTAGGAGTTAACGCCTTACCTTCTGAAATAAGTTTTAGTAAATCAGTGTGTATAGTTTGAACATGCCCATATCCCATAACAGCTCCTGCCCTACGGTTTAATTTCTCCACACTCATGAATCCAACACCTCTTAAAAATTCAGTAGGTTCATTTAAAAATCTACCAATTTTATTTTTAAATTGATAATCAATAATCCTAGAACTCGGTGCATTTTCTGTAGCCATCTTAGATAAATCCATCTCACCCAATACACCAGTATTAGAAACAATTTCCCTACTTGCTTTTGTTTTAACAACCGCCCTTACAATAGCACTAACAGCCCTGTATGGAATAGCAAGCATGTTAGTGTTCTTAGCCATCATAGTTGAACCATTAACAAAGGCTTGTGATAGGTTAGGAATAGCTGCTAATCCTAGCTTGTGGTTTTGTATAGCATTTATTTTAGCAATACTTCTAGTTGCTTGAGGATTAATTAAAGCAGCTTGAATAGTTGCAGATTTAGTTGAATCACCAACAGCAGTATAATAAATTTCTTCTATATCGTCAGCTCTCTCAGAAGCTCTTTTAGTTTTTTCTGCCCTTATTTTTTTAATCATAGCTTCAAACCTTTGGTCTTTAGCTCCAAATCTTTTTGCATACTCAGTGCGTTTTATAATATCAGAGTACATCATTGACCACCTTGTTTGAGATGGAGCCATAAAAGCATCTAACTCCCTTTCAAATTCTGGCTTAAATTTAAACTGTCTTTCATTTTCTAAATGAGTAGAGCGTTTTAAATCAGTTCTTTCAATGCTGTTCTTTCTCCACATGGCTTTAACTTTAGCAACATTAATTCCTCCTTTAACAAGAGAGTCAGTAGTTTCTTTATTTCCAGTAATACTATTTATTAGTTTCATTGTTGATTTTCTATCTTTATCTAAACGAAACTTTAAAAACTTAGTAAACTCTGTAGCACCTTCAGTAGTTAATAAACCAGCTACATTCCACACTCTAGGAATATATTTTCTATCTTTCATGTACTTGTTAAACTGTGCTTTAGTTATTACACCTGATTTATAAGCATCCGTAAGAACTTTTGATTTGTTTTTCTTTATTAACTTTAAATATTCTTTTTGTACAGATGTTATATTTTTAGCTTTCATTCCATCTTCAACAAGCTTGTTTAAATTACCAAGTTCTTGTTTATTAACCTTAACAAAATCATCAAGCTTACCTGACATTTTTGCTACGTTTATATCAGTTACTACGTTAGCACTAAACATAGAATTAGCCACACCTCTTCCACCTGATAAAACTAATTGAGTATCAGCACCATACATAAGCCTTGTAGCTCCGTTACCAAGTATTTTATTTATAAACTCATAGGTGTTATAACCATATTTGTTTAAAGCTGGAAGAATTACATCAGCATTAGGTATAAAATCTTCATTTAATTTAGCATTACCTGCTTCAATTTTTTTAATTGTTTCTCTTGCTGCTAATATTTCATCTTGTTTTAACTGTTGCTTTGGTGTCCTAAGCTGGTCATCTGGAATTAGTCTTTGGTTGGCAAGCTTTAAAGTTTCAGGAGGTATTAAAGAATTTACATCTTCTATGTTAAATCTTTCATTAGCTGAGCGAGATATTATGTCAGCTTCAGTGTTCCTCACAACAATAGGAACTTGATATGTCTCAGAAAAATCTGTATCTAATTTTAACTTACTATCATCCATTACTACAGTACCGCTTTTAACAGCGTTTTGCTCAGCAAGTTTAAATTTTGCAACTTCAGCTTTAATTTCAGGTTTATCCCAACCTATTCTCTTTAAGAACTTCTTTAAAGATTTCTCATCTGTAACAGTTTCTGATGCTTCCTTTATAAATGCTACACTATCTAAATTATTTTTAAATATAAAATCATCTGCTAGTTTAGTAAGAAGCTGACTTCCTCCAGCAATACCAAAACCAAAAGTTGCACCTAATCCAGTTCCAATGAGCGTATCAACTAGTAGTTTACCTCCACTAATACCTTCCTGTAACTTAGCGTTTATTAATATGTCTTGGTCTGATACACTGTCAGTTGCAGCATATAAAGAACCATAAGATGCTCCAACAAAAGTAGATTTAGTTTTTAACTTGCTTGCAAAAAACTTTCCTAATCCTTTCTCAGCTACTTTCTCAGCAGATTTAATTCCTGTTAGTTTACCTACACCTTTAATAACACTATTAACAAGACCAAAGCCTGCATAGTTTGTAGGGTCAACAGCTATTGCACCAAAGATGTCTATCCAAGCTTTGTCAGTAGGAAGCCCACCTTTAGCAGATGTGCCTAATGTTTTTTGAAAGCTAAGATACTGAACAGCTAAGTCTTGTATTTCTTCTTCGCTCTTATCCTTCATCCAGTTACCAAGTTTACCAATACCAATGTTGTATTCGAGAAATCTTTGGTCAGTTGCCCACTCAGCTAGTAATTCTTCTTTTGTTTTTGGCTCCCCTGTTTCTCTATTAAGGGCTCCATTTGTTCTTTGTATAGATTGTAACAATGGTTGATTACTCATTAAATCTTCTAATGACCATTCTTCACTTTGATTGTCTTTAATACTTACTTGCCCTTCAGCACACTTGTTATATAACAAACACTGATAAACACCTTGATAACTATCTCTTTTATCTTTTACATAATCAAATCGTTTATTAAGTTTTTGTTTACCAGCATCATCCGCATTTCCATGTAGTGTTTTATATCTATCATAAAAATCATTATTGTTAGCATCCCAAAAACCAGCATAATTAAAACTTTGATTCGCTTCTATAAGCTGCTCAGGGTCAACTATCTCTGTCATGCCATCATTAGGTAAACCAAACCCAAAAACAGGCACACCAAATCCAATCTCTGAACCTAGTGAAACTTGAATTTTATCTAACTCTGGTCCTTGAAATGAAGTAGTCATCTGTTATTTGTTTTCATTAAGTCTTAAAGTAGTATCATTGACATCACCGTCATTGGTATTAACAACTCCTGTTCTACCACCTAGTCCGTCAGGCGTATAATATTTTATTATTTCTGTAGGACTAATAATTCTATCCCCCACTTTTTTCTGTAACACTTGGGTTGGAAGAATGCCTTCATTTCTTGCAATCATATAGACTCCAGCAATAATATCATTCTTAGGTACATCTGTATTAGTATCACCGGGTGTGAAATTTTTATCGAACCAGTCTGTATCATAAATAGCATCTACAAGGTCACCAATTGTTTTTTGCTCATTAACCGGAACACCCTCATACTTTACGTTGTAGGATTTTGGAATAGCAGTGCTTGCTTTCCACTCTGATTCAAAGTTTGTAATAGTTTTAAGACCAGTTGTATATTTAGGAGACTTTAAGAACTCAGCAAACGCCATTTGCTTTGGTGTACCAACTTCTAAGTTGTCACCTAAGTTTACCCATTCTTTTTCAAAGTCTTGTATACTAACTGTACCATCTTTAAAACCATCTGACTCTTTAAATATTTTAAAAGCCTCAGCTTTTGCAGTTGAATCTTTACCACCAATTGATTTCCATTCTGTTTCAAAATCAGTTATAGTTTTAGTACCATCTTTGTATTCAGGACTCTGTAGAAAAACTCTAGTAGCTAGTTTCTTAGCATCATAGCCTAACATGTCAAGAGGAATATCAGCTGTTAAAACCCTATCACCTGCATTATCTCCATCAACATAATACCAAACACCATTCTCTTGAATCATCTTTGGGTCAGGATTTTTTAGTTTATCTGATTGCATTTTAAGAACATCATATGAAAGATTATCTGACCTTACTTTATTACTTAGGTTAAACATCTCTAAACCTTTGTCATAAAAACCAGCTGCGTTTAAAGCTGCTGCCCCTTCCATCATACTGTTAGGGTTAGTAGGGTCAAAGTCAAAACTATTCATAACAGCTTCAAACCTAGCTTCTTCTGCTTGGGCTGGTGTCATACCGCCCAGAGCTTGTCCAGTTTGATAGCCCAGTTCACTACCTATACCAGACATGGCATCAGTAATTGCTGCCCAACCAGTAAGCCCACCAGTCTGTGACTGTTGCCTTCTTAAAGCGGTTTCATCTGCAATTTGTTGTTGATAATTTCCAAACATTCTTTGTTGTGCCATAATTATATCCTTATTACAATTTAGTTAATATGGTGTTGGAGCTATCATTGGTTGTTGACGATATACGTTATTCATTTCCCAAGGTGCTCGTGCTCTCATGTCTGTTATACCGCCTTCACCAAATAAAGTGTCTCCTAAATTACCATTAAAACGGTCAGGACCCGGACCAAAAGAACCCGGACCCATATTACTTGGACCGCCAACCGGACCTTGAATTCCAGGTGGACGAACAGCTCCCGGACCTTGAATTCCAGGTGGATTCATATAATTTCTTATACTCTCCATCATACCCTCTGCCATTCCACCATCTTTGTTACCATCTTTATCATAACCCTGACCATTAAATGCCTGAAGCCCACCTTTTAACATAGCAGCTTGAGCTCCTGCTTTTCCTAAGGCAGCACCTGATTTCATTCTGGCTGCGTTCCAAGCGTTGCCACTTCTAAACCTTGCTTGGTCTAAAGACATTCTACTATAACCACCAGCTATATCACCTATACCTAGTTGAGCCATTCTATCTTCTTGTTGTCTACGTCTCATGTTATCTAAATCAGAACTTGCTCTCTCCCATGAATCCCTACGAACTCGTTGTCCTGTTGTAGCTTGAGAATTCAATAGACCAGTAAACTGACCGGCTCCACCCGTTGAGCCTGACCTTCCTTGAGCAAGCTGTCTTGCTTCTAATGCTGCTGATTGTGCTGCAAATTCCGGAGCTAAAAGAGCCATGTCTTGGTCATACACCATTCCTGCTCGGTCCTTCATGCTATAGTTACCAATTTCATCTGCTTGTTGACCTGCTCTTAAACCATAAGCATCCATTGCTGCTTGCATCTCTGGATTAAGATACTCACCACGACCTCCGGCTTCATAGCCTCCAAACATTCCTTTGTAGTCTCTCTGTGCACTTTCTCCGTATGCCCAGTCAGCATTTTGATTTGCTGAATCTTGAGCTTTGCCTGCACCTCTGTTAGCAAAATACGAAGATAAAGCAGTAGCCCCTAATTTAAGCATCCATGGTGCCATTATTTCTCTCCTTTTATTATTATCACGCTGTTCTCTTCCACATATAAACTGTTACACTTGGCTGTAAGTTAGTGTGAGCAGCTCCACCACCTGTAGAACCACCTTGTCCTAAATTTGAACCTGTTGAACTACCCGGTTCAGCGCCTGAACTACCATCAAATCCACCACCAAGTAAAGTATGTGTATGGGCTGGAAGCTGAGCAACACTAAGTGTAGTTGTTTCAGCACCAAGACTTTCATCAAGTGTATCAAATGTTCCACTAGCTTGTATACCTACTAAAACTCTACCAGCACCATAAGCCACCCAAGTTCCCATTCCTAGTAAAGTAGCTGGGTTTGTAGCAACTGCCATATTAAAATATATAGAACCTACTGGATAAACTAGAGCATTTACTATTGCTGCTGTAGTTGCTGCTGTTGCTGCTAAAGTAACAAACTCTGTTGTAGCTACTTGTTTTGTGTTGGTTCCAACATTTGCTGTTGTGGCACTAAATGACTGTGCTACACTACCTGCTAGTTCAGCTTTAGAGTTTATAGCAATTTTTACTGCACCAAACTCAGTATTAAAATCATCACCACTAACTACTTTATCTGGGTCAGTGTCACCTAAAGAATCTTTACCTGACCATGGTATTTGTAAATTATAATTACTCATCTTATTTTCCCTTGTTTTGCCAAAATGGTTATATTCTGTAAAGAAGATTTATATCCCTTTACTGTCTGTATTATTTCTAGTCTAACAACTTTAGCTGCTCTTGACATAGATACTTTATACTCTGCCGGACTAAACGAAGGAGCATACTTAGCTGTTTTAGAATGTGGAGTACCTGAATGTATATGACTAACAGCAGTTCCTGTTCCATTTCCAACATTATGTGCTATAAAAACAGAGCCTACTCCATAGGTAACTCCAGTTGTATTTGCAGTAGTATTCCATTGAGCTTGCGTAGTGTTGCCAAGACTTGCAATAGCATAGTGAACAGAAGCAGGGCTGGTTACTATAAAAGCACCAGCAGTAGTAGTAGTTACTGTTGTTACACCATATAAAGTACTATTAGCTTGAGGTATTGAAGGATAGCCTCCTAGTATTTTGCCATATAAAAAAGGTTCACCATCTGATACTGGGTCTAGTGTAAAACTAGCTGAGTCTGGTAAAACACTATAGTCTCTAAACCAGTTTAATGTTACATCTGTATTTTTACCGCCAGACCATATAGCTAAAAATCTTTTTAAAAACTTAGAAATTCCCGGTTGTTCAAAATCTAACCACGTAGTTTTAAAATCTGATTGATAAGAATTATCTACATCCGCAAAACATTCGTTTGTTACTGAGTTCCATGAATTACCTGCTAAAAGACATGCACTTTCTCCGTCTTGAGGAGCAAGAACTTTCTCTACATCATAATAACCATCATAAATTGCTACCCTACCATCGTAATTATTAGCTCCTAGTCCACAATATAAATAACTATCTGTAGATAAATAAGACCTAGGGCTTCTCTTTAAAGCAAAGTTCCAAGTAGTTATTCGAGGAACTCCGTCAGGAGTAGTTGCTTTAAAATCAAAAACATATACAACATTTTTACTAGGAAAACCAAGTATATAAGAACCGGTTGATAAATCATATTGAGCTTTAACAGTTGTCATGTCTGTTGTAAGTATGTTATTTCTTATCTCATCTTTAATAGCCAGACTTAAATCTGTTAAGGGCATAGTGTCTTGTTGTATTGTACGCCCTAATGAACGCACACCTGATGAACTTAAAAATACAATATCATCACCAATTAACTGTACTGAATCTCTAGCTATACATCCAACACCTTCAATAACTTCTTCTAATTGAAAAGTACTACCACCACCAGCAAAATTAACATCCCAAGGACCTTGAAAGATAACAATATTATTTTTACCAAACACAATAAGCTTACCCATAAAAGAAGCCAGTGCTGTTATTATATCACCTGACCATACTTTTTTTAAATCTAAAAAGCCACCACCGGGTCCACCGGGAGTAGCGGGCGGTGCAAAACTATGACCAATAAGTAAATCAGAATAATAAACAACATCCCTAGTCTCAGCAACATCTGCTGCCCATAGTCTACCAAAATCACCAAGAAAACAGTTAGGTGTAAAAGTGCCTAAACCGGTTGGAGGTGTAAAACCTGTTACATCTTCTAAGTCTAACCACTCAAGACCATCATATGTAATAGGTTTATTATTTTTTTGTGCACCATAAAATTTGTTATTAAAGTTTCTAAACTGCCAGTTACCATCTGTTTTAGCAGTAGGAGAGCCTTGAATAGTTTGTTGAACTAATGTATAAGGAGTAGTTGCTGTATTTATAGTATAGATGTTTGCACCAGCTCCAGCAACAATAGTTGAATTTCCAGCTGCATCTGTATAGTCACCTAATGATTTAACAATAAGAGTATTAAGAGTATCACTAGTAGAAATATTATTAGTTATTTGTTTTATACCTTCTCTGGTCGTAACACGTCCTTTCTCATCTAACATAACATTGTTAGCTGTTGTTAACCATTGAGGTGGCAAAGAAGCAGCAGACGATTGTCTGTTTAATCCGTATACACCAATGGAGTCTAGTACAAGGGGCTGTAGTGGCTTAGCTGCCATACCAAACTACCTCACTTGAATGTCTTCCTACGTCTTGTTGAATAGCATCTGATAGTGCTTGTTGATATTGCATTTGTGCCATGTCTGATAAAGAACCTCCATCTTCTCCTCTCTCTGCGATAGCTCTCGCCCATACCCCCATTATAACAGGAAACTCTGGACATGTCAAGACTTGTGTTGAAGTTGTTAAATCAACTTGAGGGTTTACCGAATAAAAATCAATCTTATAAACTGCATCTGGAGTAGGATAAATCTGTGCTTGAAGCACACCACTAGCAACTGAATTAATAGAATAATAACTAGGAGGACCTGAAGTATTACCATTAGGATATAATGTAGACCTAATCCAAGAATCAGGAACTGATTGTAACATATTTCCTTGACCTTGAGCCTGTACTGAAATCATTCTACTACGTTGAGTTGAGCCAACTAAAGCATAACTTTTTGTATTGGCTGTAGTATCTACTGTTACTAAAGTTCTTAATGAAGTCCAATCCCAAGCATCTTCTACTTCTCTTTTAATTTCGTTAACAAAATCACCAATCATTATTTGATAATCTGTTGGTCCAGTTGAATCTATTAAAGCTCCTGACCAATCACTAGAAATAGAGCCCTCTCTTAATCTACGTAACACTGAATTTATAATTTGTCTGTATGTCATATTTATCCTTTAGCTAATTGTGCTCCAAAGTAAAACTCTATAATAATTGTGGTCCACTGAAATACAGAATCTAACTTTAACAGTCCTTCCACAGTTATATACTCTATCTTATCTGGTGTTATTTCTAAACCAAAGAAACTAAACCCTTCTATCACTGTTGGTATTACAGTTGGAACATTTAAAAATACTGGTGCTACTTGTGTAAAGATTATAATACCA